CATATCCTTCTGTTGCGGCTTTGGCAACTTACTGACACGATGATGACCAACGACTAACCCCCGCTCAATCGCGGTGTGAACAACGTTGCGTAAATGTACGCGCATACAGCCTCCTTGGTAGATGTGATACTACACACGGACACGCACATAACGAGTGTTTTCCATCCCGGTGTTAAATAACCAAAATCTCGCGGCTCGGTTACTGAGTTGATCACCATAATTATTTATTACGATAATTATTCCATCCTTTTTTGTAAATTTGTTTTTGTCTCATAGATAAATTTGTTGCCAACGAAATTCGGGTTACCGTACTTTTCGATGGTTCGACTTTATGCGAAACCCAGCTTGGAAATGCCAAGAACATTCCTTGCTTGGGAATAAATGTCTCGGTCGTTCGAAGCAAAGAACGGGTTGAGAGAAACGGTATTTTCGGATAATGTTGCATTGGCGTATAGCCATCAGTGAACACAATCGACCCCGTATTTTCATCGACCTGTATATAAACAACAGCCGAAAGTGATGACCCCGGATGAATATGAGGGCTATTCCAATCGCCTATTTCGTTAATATTAATCCAAACTTGAGCATCACGAGTGGGAACTTCAATGTCAGGGTGAATACTTGTTCCCACTAGTTCTATGGTGCGTATGAACTCTCGATAGAATTCGACAAACGCCCCGTAATTGTCAATAAGTTGCTTAAAGGTCAGACTTTCACTCTGCCAGCCACCTTTGTTAGAGATAGTGCGATTACGATAAATCTTTTTATTTCGAATTTCTAGACAGGCACCGGCTACGGCCGCATAATCGAAATTTAGTGTATCTACCCAAAATGGCGTACTAAAATGATGTGTGATCTGCATCGCAAACTCATACTGAAAATGGCTGGGACGCTAGGGCTCGAACCTAGACAAAGAGCTTCAAAGGCTCCGGTGCTGCCATTACACCACATCCCATTGGTTGCAGGGGCAGGAATTGAACCTGCGTTCTCTTGGTTATGAGCCAAGCGAGATACCTCTTCTCCACCCTGCGTCACTCAACGAACAGTAAGTATACTACTCTTCGGAACCACTGTCAACAATCGTTACGATGCCGTTTGCCAACGACCGAAGCATCTGCGTCGGCGTTTCGACGGGTCGCGGCTTTCTCGGCTTGCGAATATGCCGATTAATATCGGAAAAAATCTCTGGGTATTTTTCTCGCAACGCTTCACGAATCATATAGCTCATCGTGGCTTTGCGGGCCCGAGAGAACCGATACAGTTCATCCAGTTCACGCCGCGTGACGCGGAAGTAGAGAATACACTCTCGCATCTCATCTGGCGTGCGTGTGGGGCGTTTAGTTTTGGGGGAGGAAGTGAGTTCGTCCATATTGTGCCAAAAAATATGCATCGGCAATATCAGCAACTGGGCTGCCAATACGCAATGCTTTGGGGTGGCATAATTTTGCCCACGGTTCGGTATGTGGTTCGCGTTGAATAAATGCCGCCCAGATATCATCCTTCGTCGCGATCCCTCGCCCTGTCGCAAACTTCTTCATCGTGGTGGGAGCTACGACATGGAGAGGAATACTCTTATAATACTTGTACAACATCACCTTCAGAGTGCCCGCGTTCTCACTGAGTTGCGTGATCCGGCCGTGCGCCCCAAAGGCGTAGTCTTCAAGCACGATTACGGATGGTTGGGTTGATTTAACGACGGAGAGTACCCACTGCGATAGTTCGATATAGCGCGGCACTTCTCCCTCGGTGGTTGAGGCGTTCCAGACGACATCGGGAAGTTCCGAATATGGCTTTCCCGAGAGTCGATAGTTCACCCACCACCGATGGGTCGTTCCATTAGTCAGGCATAACGCGGGGCACGACATCGAATAGTCGATACCGAGCACATTCCCTTGTGTCATGCATATTATTTAGCTACGCTTGGCGCACCCACATGAGCGGTTCTGATTTTCTGCCGTCAACTCATCAATGCGGCGATGCAGATGCTCTTCGGTTTTCTCTAACTGCAAGGCGAGTGCGCGGTCACCTTCCTCAATGGCCCGATAGGTCGCATCGGTGTGAAGGTTCTGCTCATATTTCCACTTATCATATAATCGAGTCACCTTGACCGCCCCATAGAGGGCTGCCGCTACAACTAACACCGTAATAATATTCTGATCAACCATAATACACACTCCTTATTGTTATCGAACGGGGCAAACTCCTCCGGCGCAATCATCGTCAAGACCAATCTGGGCTTCCGAAATATTCGTAATCAATTTCGTCTTGGCAACAAGGGCATCAAACTGCTTCTTGGTGATCTCCTCATAAGGCATTTGCTTGAATCCGGAATCAAAATGCAACAAGAACGACAGCGACTTATGCCCAGTGGCAAAGTTCTTCGCGAGATACTTTTTGATCTCAGGAAGTTCGGTTTTATTGTAGTAGACCGTACAGGAGACGCTATTATCGCTCCAGTTCTGCTGAAGCTCCTTGACCATCTTAAGTTGCTGAATCGCGGTCATATCCTTCGCCAGCACGGTACCTTCGGGGAAGGAGAAGGGGAACGAGACAATCACGGTGCTGTAATCCTGCGACCCGTCAAAGTTCAACCGATACTCAATATCGTAACCGTGTGCGCGGCAGACTTCCACAAGCGAGTGGTTGGAGGCCATCGCGATGCGGCGAATCATATACTGAGCATAGCCGGGATGCACACCCGGCGTCACTCCCGGCAATAACGACAACGTGCCGCTCGGCTTGCAGGTCGTAAGTTTCACACTCACCGGAAAGTCATTCTGCTTGGAGTAGGCCGTGTCAAACTCACGCAATGCTTCGTACGCGGGCTTCAACCACTTCTTCTGCTTGTCGGTCGCTTGCAGATAACCGGTGACGCCGATACCCATCCGCATATTGGCATTCACGATCTTTTCAGTTTCCTTGTGATGACAGTGTAGCGCCAGCGAATGTTTGTTGACGCGATACAGCAGTGTCATCACATCCACGAACTCGTCGTAACTATCGATCATCGGAAGATAAATTTCAGCCAAGCAGCAGGTTTCAAAATTGCCGAGCGACTGTTCCGCACACGGGTTGTAGCCCATTACCGTCGGATCCGCGTATTGTGTTTCTCCGAGGCGACCCATCTCGCGTGAGAGTTTGAGATTGATCAGACCATACGGCTCCCCGCGCCCTTCATACCCATCCCAAAAGAATTCGTGCAGTTGTGAGATGTCATCACAGGAGACACTGTTGTTACTCATGGCCCGCCACGACGGAATGTTACCCAAATCCCATCGCTTAGCCAGTAAGTATTCCACATCATCAGGATCACCAATCGCGAGTTGTGCCGACCGACGCACATTCCCTGCGACGACGATGCTGCCGATAATGTTCATGATATCTAAACAATCAATCGGTCGCATGTGCTTACCAGCACGTTTTGCCAAAATTTCTGTGATCTGTGCGATACCCTGACAGAGAATTTCCGCACCCGAGGCGACGCCACCGAACCCTTTAATGGGGGCACCCTTTCCGCGAATCAACTGCGTGGAATAGGTAAAACTTTCTGACTTGCGGCGAGCGAACGCGGCTTCGAGAGTGCGCTCCAACAACGCGACCCAACCTTCTCGCGTATCGGGGATGATAAAATCCGCATCCGCTTTGTCGTGTCGTGTGGGGCCAACAAAGCCCTTCTTCACAGGAGGAAGTTTGCTGACATGTTCTTTTTGAATACTGAAGCCCACCCCCGACCCGAGCATCAGCATATCCATTGCCCATGTGAAGGGGCGCACAGCTTCATCCACCGCGACGAACGCACAGTTCTGTAGCGATGGCAAACCCAGTCGCGGAATCATCGGTGTGCCTAGTTGCCACAAGAATCGCCCAGCGACGGTACCCTTCAACTTGGTCATGTAATAGCGAAGACGCTGTTCCTCATCGTGCGTAAACCCACACTTGAGTTGCTCGTTCGAGGCCTTGATGACACGGTTGATCGTGTCTCCCCACTCTTCGGTAGGTGCGTTGACATCATCTTCAACGAGGCGACGAGAATACGTGCGCTTATACGTGAGATAGCCCACAGTGGACCACGGAGTTTCGCGTTCGTTAAAGGGAAGGGAAGCAGGAAGCGGCTCTGACATTATTATTCACCCGACGTTAAAGTTTGAATCCACTGAACAAATTCCATATGTTCGCGATCACTCATCCCCAGTGCTTTCGCGTCTTGCGGCGAAGGAAGACTGGGTGACGCCAACATCGAAGCGAGAAGCTGCTGTTCAGCACTCGACAATGTTTTCGTCTTAAGTATATAGTCGCGGAACGCAGCGGTCGCGAGAGGGAAGAACGGCTCCACTGACGCAAACATCGCGTTCGCCATCACTCGAATTTCGTATTGCGCGTGTGCATCCATACGCAGCTTACAGAAATGAAAAAAGTTATGGAGATCACATTTCCAATACAGTTCGGTATAGGCGGAAAGGGGTAACACGATGCGCGAGATTTCTTTTGAGACATTATTGAGCGTAAGTAGTCGATCATATGACTGGAAGGCATCAGTGGTCGCCTGTGCGATTTCCAGTTGGGCTCGTCTCGTCTGGATCGAGACTTCGGTATCAGCCCGCCCTTGATTATTCACCACAGACTGCGGACCCAACTGCGTTTCTTCGGGCACATACATCTCTTCGGGCATTTCGCTATAGCGACCAGAGACTTCATTGATGTTTGCCGTGCGATGACGCACCAACTGACGCGCCACAAAAATGGGCACCTTCAGATAGAAGAGCACCTCACACATTTCCACCGGACTGGTATGTCGATGTCGAACAAGGTAACGAATGAGGGCGTTGTCGTTGTTAATTTTCTTGGTGCCTTTACCATACGACACGCGGGCCGCCTCGGCGATTCGTGCGTCAGTGCCAAAGACATCCAATAAGACAACCTGACCATGATCTAAAATATGTGTTTTCACGGGTTCCATACGTATATCCTTTTATGATGATGAAGACTTGTGCCGCCACCGGCGAAACTCTAATTCGGCGCGCAGCCCGCGATAGGTGTGTTGCTCTACCAACTGCGGTACCGCATGCCCCGCTTGCGCCATTTCGTTGAGATCTTTTTCTTTGAGAGAGGTGGGCCAGATCACTACCGACAGACCTTCTTTGATAGCACGAAGAAGACTCGCGGTGACCGCCACGTTACGCGGTTCATTATCCCACACATACACCGTGGTATAGGATGAGAAATACTTTTCGTACAGACGCAACAGATCCGAATCCATCGACGCTACGGCGTTAGAGAGGAACCACGAATCCAATGGCCCCTCGACCACATAGATGCGCTTATACAGGTCGAGGCGATCCCATCCATAAATTTTATCTTCACACGATTCGTGCTTCAAGGTTACGTACCGAGCCGCAGAACCTGTCGCATCGATGCGACGCGCTTGTGCACCGAGCAGTTCATGGTGGCGGTTGAACCACGGAAGAATCAACCGAGGGGCATGATCTTCGGGAAGGGCATACGACCACTTCATCTCTTTGATCCACGCGGTCCATTCGTTGGTGAAGTAGAGATGGGCGAGAGCATCTTCTGGTAGGCCGCGCCCACGACAATACTGCACCGCGACATGATCGTTCGGCAACGACGCAATAGTCGGGAGCGTGATGTGTGTTTTGGATTTTCCGAATCCAAACATGGTCGCCTCCGATGACGCCACCGGCAAACTGACAGCGGGGCGCTCTTGCCGGAGCACATCTAGTTGATACTCTCGAAATAGCTCAGGTGCGCGTTGTCGTAAAAACGACCGAAGCGACATGCTGACATTACAGTTATGGCACTTGTAGAAGTACTGGCCTTTATATAGGAAAAAATAGCCGCGAGTTTTATTCTGGCGTTTTTGAGAGTCACCGCAGAACGGGCAGCGAAACCCATAAGTGGTGCGAGACTGGCGATGGAAGTATCCGAGTTGTTGACCCGCGAGTGCGATATACTTTTCTTCGAGCCAGTGCGACATAAGGTCGCTAGTATATCACAGTTTATGCGGTCGGGAAGATTACGTGAAGAATGCCATCTGCGGCGCGAGAGAGAATGAATCCGATAACCAACCCACCACCAATCAGAAACATGCGCCA